CTGAAGGAAGTGATTGATGTCAGCAGAAAAAGTCATATATAATTTACTTTCTACAAATGCACCGTTATTAGTGCAAGTACCTAAAGTAAGAATTTTTCCTAGTTTAATACCACTAGGAACAACTTTGCCAGCTATAGCATATATGTTAGTATCTAGCACAGAACAAACTGCTATCGGTTTAACTTCTGAAATATATAGAAGCAGAGTTCAAGTTACTATTGCAGCGAATACTTATCCTCAAGTTAAGGAAATCGCTGCATTAGTAGTAGCAGCTTGTAACCATAGGCAAGGCACGTTTAATGGGGTCAAAACTGATAGTGTAATAAAAGACGTGGTTAATGCGGACTTTAGAGATGATGAAGTAGGTATCTTTTACTCCACCATTGACTTCCGTATTGTTCATAGCAATTAATTTAATTTTTAAGGAGTATTATTATGGCACTTGGAACCGTAGCAGGAACCGTAGTTAGTATCAGTGCAGCCCAACCAGCAACTTTTGATGGCACTGGTTACGCTGCTTTAACATGGACAGTAATTGGCAATATTGATGACGGTGGTGAACACGGTCGTGAATATGCAGAAGTTACTTTTAACCCAATCAACACTCGCGGCACAGATAAATATAAAGGCTCATTTAATGAGGGTACTAAAACCTTGTCAATTGGCTATAACTCTGATGACGCAGGTATGGTTCTTTTAAAAGCAGCTTTACTTTCAGACAGCAACTATAGCTTTAAAGTAGCTTATCCAGATTCAGATGTTGATTACTTTCAAGCTAAAACATTGTCATTGAAAAAAGCCACTGGTGGCGTTGATACAATGCGTATGGCATCTGTAAGTTTGTCTATTACTACAAACTCAGCAGGTGTTGGCATTGTTGAAGTATTAGCACCTTAATAAGTTTTGAGGCTAGAGCATTAGCTGACAAACCGTGTTCCTCCGTCACGCGCCTCATCTTTTTACGGAGTTTTTTTTACGGAGAGTATTATGTCTAAAGACTTTGATCTATCGCAGTTTGAAACAATAGATACAGCAAAACTAACAGTTCTCAATCCAAAAGGTGAGGACTTGTTATTTAATGGCAATAAAGTATTAATTAATGTTTATGGCCCAGGCTCTAAAGAATTTGTTAATGCTAAGTACAAATTAGATAATGCAGTTCAAACACGTTCTATTGCTATGCTACGCGGCAAAGCATCTAAAAATGCAGCGGAAGAAACACGTCAGTTGCAAGCGGAGTTTTATGCAGCAGTTACGGCATCGATTGAGAACTTCCCTATTGATGGCGGTGCATTTGCGTTGTATAGCAATCCAAAACTTAACTACATTACTGAGCAGGTAGAAAAGTTCCTGAATGAAACTGAAAATTTTATGCCGAGCTTGCCAACGAAGTAATAACATTTGTCAGGTATTATGTATGGCTATACACGATACCTGATAAGCAGGAACTAAGTAGAATAGAACAGTACGAAGAATCTGGTGCAGAAATAATGTGGCCAGACTTAACTTGTAGATATTTGTTTGACTACTTAATGAACGCTGGTGCTTGTATCAACACAGGGATGGGGCAAGCACCATTAAGTTGGCAAGAGTTAGCATCATGGCAAGAGCAAAATGGATTTACCCTAAAGCCTTGGGAATTAAGTATAATAAGGAAAGCCTCTGCGGTATATGTTGAACAAGTGCATTTATCTAGCAAGATAGACTGCCCACCCCCAGGCAAAGTGGTTGAGCAAGACCAATCTAAGTTGGCTCAACATATTAAAGGTATTTTACGCTAGAGGTTCATTATGGCTCTTTCTGCTGGTTCAATTGAGATTAAATTATTTGCTGATATAGCGCGTCTGCAAGCAGACATGAATAAGGCAAATAAAAGTGTTGATACCGCAATGCGGAACATCGACAAGTCCGTTACAATGGCTAAAAACGCATTTAGCGGACTTGCTGGTGCTTTCGGAGTGGCTACCATATTAAAAACAGCCGATGAGTATAAAAAGTTTGATGCTCAACTTCAATTAGCTACAAAAAACCTTGATAAATACAACATAGCCTACCGAGATGTAGTTAGGATTTCTCGTGAATCCCAATCTGACATTGGCTCCATTGGTATTCTTTACTCACGTCTAACAAACAACTTGCGCGATTTTGGTACATCTCAAAAAGAAATTGGGATGATTACTGAATCAGTTGCGTTGAGCTTACGTGTTTCAAATGCAACGGTTCAAGAAACGAACTCTGTCATGTTGCAACTTTCTCAATCATTTGGTTCAGGCAAGATAAACGGCCAAGAGTTCTTAGCCGTATCTGAAGGCGCCCCAATGATAATGAGGCAGTTGGCCAAGTCATTGAATGTGACTTATGGCGAACTTAAAAACATGTCAACACAAGGTGAGTTGACTGCTGAGGTGCTTGCCAAGGCATTAACTGATCCTGCTTACCTAGCTGGACTTCAAGAGCAAGTTAGGTCTGTTGGTACCATCTCTAGTGCCATTACAGTTCTTAAAAATAACTTTACATTGTTTATCGGTGAAGCAGATAAGGCTGATGGCATTTCTAAAAAAATAAGCCAAACAATATTATTGTTAGCTGATAACTTAAGCCTACTTGCCAATGCTGCATTAGTAGCGGTTGGAGCGCAATTAGGTAAATTTGTTATAGGTATAAATGCTTCTATTCGTGCAAGTCAAGTTCGTCAGATTGAAATCGTCAAAGAGAATTTATTATTAAAAGAAAAAGCATTGGCTGAAGCAGCTTCAACAGCAGCATTGGCTAATAATGCCAGGGCAACAACAGCTTGGGCAGCTGCTAATTCAGTAGCTATGCGTGAACAAGTTGTCTTAAATAATGCCGTTGCAGCAAGCTCTACATTGGCAGCAAGGGCGCTAACAGGATTTAAAGTTGCTGTTGCGGCATTAGGCGGCCCGATTGGTATTGCAATTACAGGGTTCCTATTATTTGGCGATACTATCCTTAATTGGATTGATAAAGCTCGTGGCCTTACTCCTATAATGAAAGAAATAAATGAGGAGTATGAACGTCAAAACAAATTAAAAGCACAAGGTATTGCTCTTGATGATAAGCAAGGATCATCAAAAAGCCAATTAATTGAAGAAGAAAAACAATTAAAAGCTATCTTGGCAAAAATTGATGCAGTAAAAAAAGCTGGTTATTCTTCTACATTATTTGGCGGTGTTACAAGCAATAAAGCAGAGTTAGAAGAATTAACTCAAAAATCAATTATTAGTTTTGATAGGATAGAAAAATTAAAATTTTCTATTGCTCAAGCAGCTGATATTGAAAAAGGTGGCATAGTTAAAGTTTCTGAAGAATACACGAAATTAAGCGAAAAACTTGTTACTCAAAAAGAATTGGCTATTGCTTATAGCCGAGATATGACAACCATAATGGTTGAAGGTAAAAAAGCTGGATTGCCTGATTCTGAAGTTATTGCTAAGTTAGAGATATTAAAAGAAAAATACGACAAAGCTACTGGCGCTACTAAAGAGGCAACTAAAGCTAAAAAAGACCAGGCTAAGACATTAAAAGAATTACAAGATGAGTTAAGAGCTGAAGATCTATTGGTAGAGCGTTCTGCCAACATCCAAACTTTATTAAAAGAAAAAATGGATGAAGTAAACAAGGTTCAGATTGAAACTCAAAAAACTATTGATGACAAAATAGCAAAACTAATTATTGAGATTGATACTTACGGTAAAACAGAAGCCGCCATTGAAGCGACCAACCTGTCACGCCTAACAGAGCGTAAAATATTGATGGAAGCAAAAGGTGAGAATGTTGATGCCTTAAATGCTGAGATTGCTGCTCGTATGCGTTTGGTTGAATTAACTGCTAAAAAAGAAGAACTAGATCGACTTAAAAAAGAATCAGATAAAGAAAATAAAGAGTCTTTAAAAGAAGAAGCGTCAATGGTTAAAGAGCTTGAACGTATCTACGATGGCTTTGCTAGAAACTCAGCTCAAGCAATGACTGACTTCTTTACTGATACTAAAACAAGTTTCTCAGATATGATTAACTCAATACTGACAGACTTGTTGCGTTTGAGTATTCAAAAAAGCATAACTGAGCCATTGTTTAATTCTATAAGTAATGCGTTAGGTGGCGGTGGCGGAATTGCTGATTTCTTCACTAATATACTTGGAGGTAATGGCGGAGTAGGCCCTGATGTTCCGTTTGATACATATTATAATATGAGTTCAGGTGGCGGCAGAGCAGCTGGTGGCCCTGTTAATCCTAATCAAAGTTATTTGGTTGGTGAGCGTGGTGCAGAAATGTTTGTTCCACAAGCTACAGGAACTATTGTTCCGCCAAGCAAAATGGGTTCTAATGTATCTGTTGTAATCAATAACAACAGTTCAGCACAAGCCTCTGCAAATGAAACAATAGATAGCCGTGGAAACCGTAAGATTGAGGTTACAATTGGTGACATGGTTGCTGGTGAAATTAGACGTAATGGCTCTGGCGCTAACTCTGCAATACGCAATACATTTAATGCAAAACCAACATTAGTAGGAAGATAATTATGGCAACATACACCTGGCCTCCAACATTACCAACAGGCATTGACTCTCAAGGCTATTCTGAATCATCAGGCGTTCTTGTATTGGCAAGCCCTATGGATGCTGGGCCAGCCAAGATGCGCTATAGAGGTCAGAAGCCTAGTCAGTTTACCGTTGATATGATAATGGATGACTCTCAAATAGCCACATTAGAAACATTTATCAATACTACATTAAGAGGTACAGCTAGGTTTGATTTTCCACATCCTAGAACTCAAACAACTATTGAAGCTAGATTTGTTCCATCATCAGACGGAAAGTATTTTGGGGTTTCTTATTTTGCTCCTAATCTATATAGAATTTCATTTTCAATAGAGCAAATGCCATGAGTAGATTAAGTTCATTTTCACCAGCTGCATTAAAGGCTATGTTTAGCCCTGATGGTGATGATACCCTGGCGGTATTATTAACCATCACTGGAGCAGGAATTACTACTCCAATTAGATTGGCTGATAACTATACAGAGCGTCTTAGCTCTACAGACGATGATGTTGTTTATGGAATTAAAAGCCGTGGCAATGATTATGTATTCTTGCCGTTTCAAATTACATTGCCTTCAGAAGAAGCTGACGCAGCGCCTCGATGCCAAATCACTTTAAACGATGTAACTAGATACCTTACACCAACAATACGGCTGGCTACTACCGCATTGAATGTAAACATAGAATTGGTATTAACTAGAACACCGAATGTATTAGAAATTTCATTCCCAGGGTTTTTAATGAGCGGAATAACGTATAATGCTAATAGCATAGTGGCAGATTTGAATGTAGAATCTTTAGCAATTGAACCGTTCCCTGCCCATACTTTTACACCGTCTTATTTCCCAGGATTATATTAATGAAAACATGGTGGAATGATTACATTAGTCTTAAGTACCTAAAGAAAGGCCGTGACAAAGACGGCATTGATTGCTGGGGTTTAGTTAAGCTAATTTACAAAGAACAATACAATATTGATCTTCCATCGTTTGCTGAGGAATACGAGGCAGAGCAGCAAACTAAAATAGAACAACTTATTGCCTTGGGTAAAGAAGGTTGGGAAAAAGTTGAAACTCCTACCATTGGTGACGTTGCCCTGCTTCGTGTAAACGGTTTATTTATGCACGTTGGGGTCGTAGTATCACCCAATCAATTTATTCACGTCAGCGAGCATACAGACACCACCATTGAGCGTTTTGACACTGGAATATGGAAGCATCGCGTTGAAGGTTTCTATCGTTACGTTGAAAAAGTAAACGTAGGCGATTTAACGCTTGCCATTAAACCACATCCGTTAAAGACTGAGCGCATTGATGGTCAGGTTCCAGCAGATTCTTCTGTTGCAGAAATTATTGAATATATTAAAGCTCAGTATCCTGTAGCTGAAGAATACGATGTATTGCCAGTTATATTTGTTAATGGCAAATTAGTTCCACAAGAAGAATGGCATATTGTTCCATTGCCAGGTGATGTTATTCAATACCGAGCCGTTGCTGAAGGTGGCGTATTGAAAATGATATTAACCATTGCGATTGTAGTGGCTGCGGCTTATATTGTTGGCCCTGAAGCATTGGCATTATCAGGATGGACTGCTACGGCTGTTCAAGCAGGTATTACTGTAGTTGGTAGTTTATTATTAAATGCCATATTTCCAGTTAGGATGCCAACTCAGCCAGAATCTCCTGGCACAGCCCTTGCTCAGAACTTATTACAAGGCGGTAGCAACCAAGCATCTCAATACGGTGCTATCCCTGTTGTATTGGGTCAAATGCGCTTTACAGGATTGTTGGGCGCACAGATATACGCTGAATCAAATACAGATACATCTTACTTAAGAATGTTATTGGTTTGGGGTTATGGCCCATTGCAAATATCTGACATGCGTATTGGGTCAACTGACATTAATACGCTTGAAGAATTAGACCAAGCTACTATTAGTGGCTTTCAAGATTTAAGTGAAAATTACTCATACTTTAATTCAATATATCCAAATGACGTTGAGCAATTAGCCGTCAATGTTGAGATGGCCGAATCATATTGGTATGAAAAAGTAGTAAATGAATTATGCACTTCTATTAGTGTGAACTTGCATTTCCCAAGAGGCTTAAGATTATTGCAAATGGATGGAAAGGGTGCGGGTAATATTAAGGAAGAATTGTTTACTGCTGATGTACAAGTTCGTCAATTAGATAATGATACATTGGCTCCATTAGAGCCTTGGGGTGGTCTTGAATATGTATTTAAAGAATCAACCGTCACTCTTGATGGTGCATTTTTTGGCAGCACTCCTTCAGGATTTCAAACAACTCCAACACCAGTTTATAGATGGGCGTTTTTGACTGTTGATAAGTTTAATAAACTTATTGTGCGTTATGGTAGTTACTCAGATACATCAACAGCTAATCCAAGTGCTTCAATGCTTGCTAAATTAAAGAACACTACAAGAAATTTAGATACAACATATACTTTATATCCAACTATTCCTACAAATGAAATAGAGCTATATAGAATTTGTATGCACGGCTCTAAAATATTTAGCACAGTAGATAGACGCAGTTCAATGCCAGCTACATACAGTGGTTTAAATTTAACTACTCAGACAGCATCAGATAATAATAACTATGGCATGGCTTATTACGCAACGCCAGTAGTAAAACAAACTACAGCAACTATTGGTGTTGGTAGCATTAGTAGAACAGGAAGGGATACAACAATTCGTATTGGTGTTTCTGGAACTGACTTTGTTAAACGCAAAGATGCGTTTAGTTACAATGTGCCATTCATAGTGCCAAAAGGTAAGTATGAAGTAAGAATTCGTAGAAATACGCCTACTACTGACGAATACGTTGCTGGTGGTATTAAGTATCAGCGCATGAGTATGTCTATTTTAACTTCAGTTACAGCCTACGGTGCATCAAGACCAGTTAATCCACCTAAGCCTATGGCTATGACTGCTTTAAAATTTAAAGCAACTGACCAAATTAATCAAACGCTAGAAGGCATTTCAGCGACAGTAATCTCAGTTTGCTTAGACTGGGATTCTGCAACTACAACATGGGTTCTTCGACCTACGCGCAATCCTGCATCATTGTTTAGGTATGTATTGCAACATCCTGCTAATGCCCAGGCTGTTACAGACGCGCAATTAGACTTAACCGCAATTGCAACTTGGCATGAGTATTGTGCTACAAATGAATTTATATTTGATTCTATCGTAGCAGACCAACAAAGTCTTTTAGATGTGCTTCGTGATATATGTGCAGCAGGTCGTTCATCTCCAACATTAATAGATGGTAAATGGACAGTTGTTACAGATAAACCACGCACTGTAACTGCTCAATATTTTACACCGCATAACTCATGGGGATTTGAATCCACTAAAGCATTACCTAAGTTGCCTCACGCATTTAGAATTCCATTTAAAAATGCAGACCAAGGTTATCAGCCTGATGAGTATATTGTTTATAACGATGGCTACAATGAAACAAATGCCACATTATTTGAGCAAATACAATTCCCTGGCGT